TTTAGGTGCACTTATGTCCGTGTATAACGGAGACCTTAGCAGCCCTGGTGGAATATTGAGCACCGGATTGGGAATGTATCAACTGTTTAAGGCAGGCGGCGCTCAAGGAGTTATTGGGCAAGGAATATCATATCTTGGTGGTGCTTTAATGGAGCATATGGGCACCTCATTTCTTGGCCAAGCGATGGGTGAAAGCATGGTCAACTTTGCTTCTGCGATGCGAGGTGGTGGTACTGGGGGGACCATGTCGGGAGCCCTTGGTCAAACCGCGGGTGGTGTCATGGCAGGGTTTTCAGCTAAAGCCGTTGCTGATGCATTGAGTGGTGGATATGCCATTAATAAACACATGAATACTGCTGCTGGAATTGGTACTGGTATCTACGCACTTATGAATCCAGCTATTTTAAGTAATCCAATTGGGTTAATTGTGGGCGGCGTTTTGGCTGTCGCCAACAGATTGTTTGGTAGGAAAGCAAAAGAATATACTGATTATGGCATGGAATTTAATCTCGGTACCAATACTACTGGACAAGTTTATAAGGACTGGATTAAAAAAGGCGGCGCATATCGTTCTGATAAAAAAGGAACTGAATATTCTGCCATGGATAATGAACTAATAAATTATTTTAATGAGACCGCCGGAGCAATCCAAGATGCCTACGGTAAAGTAGCCGAAACTATGGGGCTCAGTGCTGAAGCAATCGTCGGCTTTACAAAATCATTTAATATATCTCTTAAAGATTTGTCGCCTGCAGAACAGCAGAGAAAAATCGCAGAGTTAGTGCAGCAGTATGCTGATGCTGCTATCACATCATCTTATGGAAATATTTCTAGATTTGCTATTGAAGGTGAGAAGACAACAGACACGTTCGTTAGAATGGCAAACGCTGTAGAAAATGTCAGTTATTGGTTTGATGCGCTAGGATATACTGTAGAAGAAACCAGTGATATGTTCACCAAGATGGTGGACGCTCAAGGATTAGCAACTCCAATGGTATCTGGGTTCTTCAATATCGATTGGATGAACTCACCTTATTATCAACAGATGATGGCTGAGTATCAAAGCCCAGACTATGCTGGTGGAAGAGCTGGTGCATACATGTATGACGCTGGATTGGGAATTCCTTACTTGGGTCCAGAATATTTTGCTGCAATATATGCTCAACAAGAACAAGCTGCTGCAGATTTTGTTCCTACCGAAGAGCAGATGAAACTTGCTATTGCCGGAGCGCAGGCAGATTTCATTCAAATGTTTGGCGGTGAACAGCAGTTCGGTCAGTACATGCAAGGATACTTCAGCAACTTCTACACTCCGCAAGAACAAGCTGAGTTTATGGCGCGGCAAGCAACTATCCAAGCGCAAGAACAATTAGCGGCAGTCCAAGACCAACTTGACGAAATGGGATTAGCACCAGAACTCGCACAACAACTTGAAGGTATTACAAGTAGAGAACAAATTGATGCTGCTAAAGAAGAGTTCAGAAAAGCAGTAGAAGCAGCAATGGAAGCTGGTGATATGGACCTTGCCGCACAATTAATTATGAGTGGAGAGACATTCATACAAGCAGCAGAAATGCAATTGAGAGCCGCTGAGATGAATGGTGAAGCCGCAGTAGCTGCTGGTGATTATATGATTCAAAACGCAGGTGATACCGGAGGTGGAATATCTACCGCAAGCGGAGAATTGAATACCGCAAAATGGACTGCTGGAGGTAGCGGTACAGGAGGTGATGCAGCAGTAGTGAATGGTAATAATGTGCAAACAGGAACGGGTGGAGCAAATCAATCAGGCGCTGCTGCTATATTAGCACCTATAAGTTCAGGTGGAAATGCATACAATAGTTCTACAGTGAACAATGTAACTGTTCAAGATGGCGTTAGAAACTACCATCCAATCCTTTCTATCGATGTTAGAGGAACAACATCAGGCTTCTTGGGGTTAGGTAGCAGATAAAAAAAGGGGCTCCGAAGAGCCCCAAAGAACTAACCAACAAAAGGAGGAGAAATTATGCTTCCGCTAACTTCTCGAAGTAAGTCAATCCATCATCATCACTATCATCCGCCCAAGGGTCATCTGTAGTTTCTTCTACAGTTTCTTGCCTTGCTTGTCTGACAGGTGCTGGCGTAGACTCAACATCAGAAGTTAAATCAAGAACAAAGTTGAGTCGTGCTTTCAACTCATCATAAGTCTTGAAGTTTTCAGGGCTAACGAATTCCTGAAGAGAATATTCAGATGACCAAATTCGTTCCAGGTCATCATCATCCTCAGAAGCGGGTGCTGGAGTATCAAACTCAGACTTATCGTAGTTGCGATAACCTTCTACATTACGAATCTTCAACTTGAAGTTTGCACCTTCCCACAAATCAAAAGGATTTACAGGAGTTTCATCGTCAAACTCTGGGTTCATCAAATCATTCAACTTGTCAAAGATTTTCTTGCCAAACTTGAACAACTTAACTTCGCCCTCATTTTCTGGATTAGCAGGGTCTTTCACGATATAGACGTTAGCGATGTAAGAAAGCCGACGCTTTTGCTTACGAGCAATATCTTTATCAGATTCGATACCAGAGTTCCAGAGTGCAGAGTTATGCTCAGACACAGGGTCTTTCTGATTGAGAGTAGTTAGGGAGTTTTCAATAAACCACTTTCCAGTAGGCCCTTGAAATGAGTGAGACCACAACTGAACCCAAGGGATATCTTCACCTTTTGGTGAAGGAAGAAAACGAATTACTGCGTAACCATTTCCTGCTTTATCTACTGAAGGTCGCCAAAAGCGAGTGTCTTCATAAGACTTTTTCTCGGTCGTTCCGCCAGAAACTTTTGTTACTTCTTCAGTAAGTTTCTTGAGGTCTTTGTTGCGTTGACGCTTTAGTTCTGCAAAATTTGTAGCCATATGTATTTCCTTGTATATTTTCGTATATTAATCGTATGTTTGTATTATCCACTTTATTCATCATATAATAGTATATAGTCAACTGACCATATTCTTTAGTGTAGAAATGCATTTATTTTTATCAAAACTGATAAAAGGTTTGTACTTCTTACACAATCTGCTGACCTCGCCATATAGCGGGTCATATAGTATATTATCATAATCATCTATAAATGTCAAGATGTCATCTAAAATAATTAGTGATTCTATACTAATATCTTTCTGTAGGTACTTGCGAATAATCTCAGGATGCCCTCCAGATTCTACTTCGAACAACTTATTCATTTCTAAAGGTGATTTCCCGTCTAAAAACGAAACTTCATTTTCAAAGATGTAAGTCATCGACTCTCTTCGTTTCAGCCATTCTTTGTATGTTCGCTCACCTCTGTCTGTTAGTAGTTCGCCTACCCATATCTTTGGGTCTACTATAAAGTTAGCAACTAAAAAGTTTTCAAGATATGACCCTTTAGACTTCCCTAAACGAACGAAATGATACTTGTCTTTTCGTTTTAAGAATGAATTTTCAGATACTCTAATCTTTTTATTGTATTTGAAATAATCATACTCATCGATAGTAAAGTGATTCTTGATAGCTAGGTACACCGAGTAAGCATTCATTCCGTCCATATCTAATCCTTTAGAGGAAGTTTTGCTTTATCGCTTACCACAGTTCTATCTTTGATAGCATCTTTCTCAAGACGAGTTTTCATTTTAGCAGTCACTAAAGATGCGGCTGTTTCTACTTCGACGTTATTCTTCTCACAGTATAACAAGATAGCATCTAGCATAGTGATAGGTGCTCTTTCTCTCATAATATTAGTGATGTTATTCTCAAAGTCTTTCTGACTCAGAATTCTTAACGCCGCTTTAGATTTTGGCTTTTCTTCTTCCATAACTACCGGTTGGTGTTTATACAGTTTCAGCATCTTGAACTCCATCAAAAATCTCTACTTCAACTTCTAACGGTTTGTTCCTCTTTTTTGCTCTGCTAATAGCAGCTAGCCTGCGTCGTTCTTTGTCGGCAAGCCTTCTAAACTTGCGGTTGAGACCTGTTGGATGTGGTTTGCCAAACATCTTCTGAGGCTCAGCGACTGGATTCTCTGCTCGCAACTCCAAAATTTTTGTTGCAATTGCTCTTGACTCATGGGGTAGTTCCTGATATAATCGCTTACCCTTCTTGGAAGAGTTTCCCGACTTTCTCAGTAGTTTTGCTTTCTTGCCGTTCATACGAATCTCCATTTAATGAAGACGTTAGTATACCACTATAGTCAGAACTTGTCAAGTAATCCAGACACTTTCCGCACTTTAAATCATTCTCATATAAGCGTTTTAGCAAGTCACTCGTATTATCATAATCAGATTCACGAATGTTCCTGCAAACGCACAGAATCATTGTTCTTGTGCGAATGCTTCTAAGTGTTTAATGTATTCCGTAATGCTGTGGTCGCTGAAACTATCAATCTTACCTTGCTTCAATCCGTTCCAGATTCCACGCCACTTGTCTTTTGTCAACTGCCATCCAGTGAGATTGCGAACACGCCCGTATGCGTTGATGTAGCAGGATGTGCCGTGATGCTTGTATCCCATGATCGCTGGGGGAACTGTAGTCACGATATCGTTGTTGTTTCTCCAGCGATAGTGCCGAACAGGAAGACTCTTGCAGTATTTGTCCCAACCTACACGAGGAGA